GTAAAGTTTACCAATCAGCACGCGCACATGATGTATATGGAGGCGTATAACTCGTCGGCAAACGCCACTGAGATGAAAAACACCACCGATTCACTGGTCAAGCTGCACGGTTTGGCTGCACCTGAGAACGCTACCCAAGTAAATATCAACATTAATGGCACTAAGCAGCTAGAGCGCATGAGTGACGAAGACTTGTTGAAGATTGCGGGTAAAGATGTCCACTACCTAGAACCTAAGAGCGATTAATTATGGCTAGTACTGAATTCCCACATAGTAAAAAACAAGCCGCCGCGCAGGTCGCTAAATTAAAAGCCGCTGCCGCCAAGAAGAAGGCAGCCCCTAAGCCCAAAGCTAAACCAAAGGCTAAGCCTAAGAAGGCATACAAGCCTTACTAAATGACTGAAGTCGCGAAGGTCGAATGCATACGCTGTAAAGCGTCGCACCCCGAGACACTGTACTCGGGGGATGATCGACTCTGTGTGTATTGCAAAGCGGACATCGCGGAGCAAGAACCGCTACCCGCGAGCCCCGAACCGGAGCCCACGAAGGAAGAGTCGTTAGAAGATAAGGCGCGCGCGGAGCTTGCTCTGCGGTTCCTGACTCGTAAACGGCTACTACCGTTCGTGGAACGGTTTAACCCTGACTACTCAGCGGGGTGGGTGCATAAAGATATATGTAAGCGACTAGAGGAGTTCTCTAGAGATGTCAGCGAAAAGAAGTCTCCACGACTTATGCTATTTATGCCGCCACGACACGGTAAAAGCACACTTGCGTCAGTGGCGTTCCCAGCGTGGCACCTCGGGCGAAACCCGCAGCACGAGTTTATTAGCTGTTCCTACTCTGGTTCTCTCGCAATGGGGTTCTCTCGTAAAGTCCGTGGCCTGCTACGTGAAGAGGGATATAAGTCAGCATTTAAAACGCGCCTCGATCCACAGTCTCAGTCTGCTGAAGCATGGCTTACTACTGCTGGCGGCGGTTATGTTGCTGCCGGTGTTGGTGGTGGTATTACTGGTAAGGGTGCTCATATCCTTGTCATTGATGATCCGGTAAAGAACCGTGACGACGCTGAATCAGCAAACGCCCGTGAGAGTGCCTGGGACTGGTATACATCTACAGCGTACACACGTCTTGCGCCTGGTGGTGGTGTGCTGGTTATCCTTACTCGTTGGCATGATGATGATCTTGCGGGACGGTTACTTAAAGCAGCAGCAGATCACGGCGAGCAGTGGGAAGTTGTTAACTACCCCGCCAGAGCAGAAGTTGACGAGACCTTTAGAAAGCAGGGTGAAGCACTCCACCGAGAGCGATATGACGAAGAAGCCCTTGCCCGAATAGAGAAAGCTGTTGGTCCTAGAGACTGGTCAGCGCTGTATCAGCAGAACCCTGTAGCGGACGACGGTGACTACTTCACCCGAGACATGATCAATTACTACGAGCGCGACGAGATTGATGAAGACCGTATGCGTTACTACTGCGCGTGGGATCTGGCGATCGGTAAGAACGATCGCAATGACTACACCGTTGGCATCGTGGTAGGTGTCGATGAGCAGGATCAGTTGTTCATCATGGACATGGTTCGCGGGCGGTTTGACGGGTTTGAACTGGTTGAGCAGATCCTTGATATGTATGAGGTCTGGAAGCCGTCAATCATCGGTATTGAGAAAGGGCACATTGAGATGGCTCTCGGGCCGTTCCTCGAGAAGCGCGTTCGCGAGCGCGGGTTGTACGAAGCGTACTTCAAAGACTTAAAGACTGGCCGCAGGGACAAGGAGGCGCGTGCCAGAGCAATCCAAGGCCGGATGCAGCAGGGCATGGTTTTCATGCCAAGAGATGAAGAATTTACTGGCCCACTGGTAGCAGAGTTATTGCGCTTTCCGAATGGGGTACACGACGATCAGGTAGACGCCTTAGCTTGGATAGGTCTCATGATGACGGAGTTCAGCACTTTTGTTGAGCGCGTTGAGCATGTGCCGAGCTGGAGAGACCGGTTACCTGGTCTTTTCAAAGGTGAACGCACTAAATCAGCTATGAGCGCATAACGATGAAACCAACAAAGCTAAATCCAGCTAAAGAAGAAGAGATCACACGCACCCAATGGGCACGCTATGAACGTGCACGGGATAACGGGCACTTAGACTACGTAGAGATGGCGCTCAAATGTGATGAGTATTACCAAGGTGACCAGTGGGATGATGAGGACGCCGCGGCTCTAGAAGCTGAAGGCCGACCCGCTCTGACGATCAATACTATTCTCCCTACTATTAATACCATTTTGGGTGAGCAGTCTACGCGCAGAGCTGACATCCAGTTCAAACCACGACGAGGGGGCGATGGGGCTATAGCCCACACGCTGACTAAGTTGTATATGCAGATAGCCGACAATAACAAGCTGGACTGGGTCGAGCAGCAGGTATTTAGCGACGGTTTGATTATGGATGGCCGCGGTTATTTTGATGTTCGCATGGACTTTAGCGACCACGTTGAGGGTGAGATACGAATCACGGCCAAAGATCCGCTAGACATACTTATCGACCCAGATGCCAAGGACGCAGACCCGAAGACGTGGAATGAGGTGTTCGAAACTCGCTGGATGACGCTTGATGAGATCGCAGAGTTGTACGGAGAGAAAAAGGCGGAGCGTCTATTGTTTGTCGCTGAGAACGGCATGAGTTTTGGCCCAGATTCTGTCGAGTACCAAGAGACTCGTTTCGGCGACACCGAGACCAATGACGATTATTTCGGGGCTGGTGTTCCAGGCGACGAGGAGTATCGGAATATTAAGGCGCTGCGAGTCGTTGAGCGTCAGCATAAAAAGCTGAGCCGTGCGATGTTCTTTGTAGACCCAGACACAGGTGACCAACGACAAGCGCCTGATGCTTGGAGCGAGGCTAAGAATAAGAAGTTTGCCAAGCAGTACAACTTGAACCTAATAAGCAAGATCATACGGAAGATCCGTTGGACCGTTACCTGCGATCAGGTTGTGCTACACGATGACTGGTCTCCCTACAACCAGTTTACGATTGTCCCATTTTTCTGCTATTTCCGCAGAGGGCGCCCGTTCGGCGCAGTGCGGAACCTATTATCTCCGCAGGAGCAGCTAAACAAAATAGCGTCTCAAGAGTTGCATATAGTTAATACCACAGCTAATAGTGGCTGGATGGTTGAGTCGGGATCATTGGTCGGTATGACTGCAGATGACCTCGAGGAGCATGGTGCGGAGACAGGTCTTGTACTTGAGTATGCGCGTGGGACTACACCCCCACAGAAGATTGGTGCAAACCAGATACCTACTGGTCTAGATCGTATCGCGCAGAAAGCTGCGGCTAACATCAAGACTATCTCTGGTGTTAACGATTCGATGCTGGGCACTGATAGCGCGGAGGTATCAGGTATCGCGATCCAGGCTAAGCAGAACCGCGGCGCGATCATGATCCAAGTGCCACTAGATAACCTGCGCAAGTCTCGTCAATACCTAGCAGAGAAGATCCTTAACCTAATCCAGACTTTTTACACCGAGCAGCGTGTTATCCAGGTCACCAACGAAGCCGACCCTCTCAAGCCGCGCGAAGAAATGGTTATCAACGAGCAAACACCAGAAGGGCAGATTATTAACGACCTGACTATTGGTGAGTACGACGTGATTGTCGCCACTGCGCCAGCGAGAGACAGCTTCGACGAGACTCAATTCGCAGAAGCTCTCGCGCTACGGCAGGCAGGAGTAGTTGTACCGGACGACGCGATTATTGAGTACAGCCACTTGGCCCGCAAAGGCGAACTGGCTAAGCGCATCCGCCAGATGACAGGTCAAGAGCCGCCAACCCCAGAGCAGCAAGAAGCTATGGCTCAGCAGCAGCAGATCCAAATGCAGCAGCTACAGCTTGAAATGGCGAAACTAGATGCTGATGTTAAGAAGACTCAGTCTGAAGCCGCTCTGAACATCGCCAAAGTGCAAGATACTACCGACGTTGATCCACAGATCCGTATGGCTGAAATACGGGCCAAGATACAGATCAATGAAGAGCAACTCGAACTACGTCGTGAGTTAGCAGACCTAAGTAATGCAACAAAAGAAAACCAAAGCCAGACCTCTGCGGCTACCAAGTTGGCAACCGCAGCCTTTCAAAATACTAACAGGAACAACAGGAGTTCTTAAATGAGTAAGCAAGACGATACATCCACAGAAGAGACCACAATGCAGTTCGACGTAATGCCTGGTGCAGATCGCCCCGAGGAAGATGACGCCCCTCAGTTGGATTTAAGTTTCGAAACCCCCGAAGAGGAGCCCGAAGAAGTTGAAGAAGAGGAAACCGTTGCCGAAGAACCTGAAGAACCTGAAGAACCCGAGGAAACTGTTTCTGAAGATGAACAAAGTACAGAAGAAGAAACAGGGCCAGAAGCCGAGCTAGAAGAAGAGCCGGTAGTTGAGGAAAAAGTAGCTAAAAAACCTATGGTTCCCAAGGCGCGCCTCGATGAAGTGTTAGCAAAACAGAAAGCACTTCAAAAACAACTAGACGAGATGACCGCAGCGAATGAAAAGTCAGCAGAAGCGCCCGAATCGTACGATTTCGATGCAAAAGAAGTTGAATACCAAAACATGGTATTGGATGGTGAAACAGAAAAAGCTGTTGCGCTCCGAAGAGAGATTAGAAAAGCTGAGCGGGAGCAGCTTGAGTTCGAAATGCGACAAGAAATGAACCAGACGGTAAGCCAAGACCGCCAGATGACCGCACTGCAACAGGCTGCTAACGCGTTGGAAGAGGCGTACCCTGTTTTTGACCGCAACTCGGACGCTTTCAACGAAGAAGTGACTAATGAAGTAGTTGAACTGCGTGATGCTTTTATCATGAAAGGCTACGAAGCTGTAGATGCGCTGTCAAAAGCTGTTAAGTACGTCGTGAAAGACCACGATTTAGACCAAACGCAAGAAAGTGTGCCAAGTCTGGCCGGTAAGGCGCAGAAAAGTGACGAACTAGCCAAAAAACGCGCGCAAGTTAGCAAGAAACTTCGCGCAGCAGAGGCTCAACCTCCGGAACTTCCTGGTGAAAGCTCCTCTAACCACGGCGAAAAAGGGCTCGACTTGTCATCTATGACTGAAGAAGAGTTCGCTGCCCTCCCTGAAGCAACTTTAAAACGCCTAAGAGGCGATATTCTTTAATGAGGTGACAAATGCCTGTTAAAAAAGACCCACGATTAGCCCGAGCAGGAGTCTCGGGCTTTAACAAGCCAAAGCGGACTCCTTCCCACCCTAAAAAGTCGCACATTGTTGTGGCCAAAGAGGGGGATAAGATCAAAACGATCCGTTTCGGCGAGCAGGGGGCGTCTACAGCAGGGAAACCAAAGGCTGGCGAGTCTGAAAAGATGAAGAAAAAGCGCGCGAGCTTCAAAGCACGGCACGCGAAGAACATCGCAAAGGGAAAAATGAGCGCTGCCTATTGGGCAGATCGCGCGAAGTGGTGATCAATGAAGACTCGCATCCACGTTAATCAACACAACATCAGGGCTAACAATAAAGGCGCGGACACTAAAGCTGGTAAGCAGTTTAGTAAGCAGCCCAAGAAGATCGCTAAAAAGACCGCTCGGTATAGAGCGTGAAACAGTTGGTCTTTGCGTTAATAATTGTAGTGAACGGTGAAATACAGCAAAACGCAAAAAGCTACTGGCAGGGTTTAGCCCGTTGCAGATGGTACGCAGAGGAGCTAACAATCCAGGGCACACGTAGAAAGTATCACACACCAGTGTATGCGTATTGCGTCCCTGAGTATGTAGACCCCGAGAATACGATAATCTACGAATAGTAGTTGCTTTGTTATATTAGCTATACTAATATGCTTGTACGTCCATCCCTGCGATATGGGGTCGGCCCGTAGCCGTAAAAAACGTATCCCTCGCCTGCACAAGGCGTAAAACCTGTCGAGGTCGCACCTCGTTAATAAGCGCTAGTTCGTTGTCCCACGATACGGGAATACGGATTA